GGTCACCGCTATTAGTGTCTATATACGTCCCTACAGCCTCTAAGACGCTCATACAAGGTCGTCCAATGCTTCTTGTACTGAATCTACAATACGCTTCCCTAAACCTGCTACACGCCGTTTTACGGGTATCTCAAGAAACTTGGCTGACTTACCAGGCTTATGACGAGCCTCAAGATTCTCGTGAACCTCGACGGCATAGGGAGCAGCAACACCACCATAGCCAATTACAACCTCTACAGATTTTCCCTCAACACGAAGTGGTTTTAGGTTACCGCTCTGCTTCAACGCAGACGTGTCTACAGGGACTAATTCTTTAGATTCAAGCAACGCTAAAGAAGCCTCAGCAAGAATAGCCTGACCCATAGCCTGAACAGCACCTCTACCACCCTGAGTGAGTAAACGTTGCAGACGAGCAAAGTCCATTTCAATTGCGGTCATTATCCCCTACCAAACGTTACGAGAGTATGGTGAACAGCAGTAGTGCCATTAGCACTATAGGTTATCTTATCAACAGAAAGAATTATTGGTTCGTTACCACCAGACAGTATCAGTCTGTCACCGATTGCTATGTCAGCGTCGTTCAACACTATGAGTTTGCCGCCCTCGATGGTTATTTCACCATCAGCGTCTCTGGTTCTACGAATATCAGCAATAACACGAGCAGAGTGTGTGGCTGATTGTCCAGCAGTCGAACGCTTTCCGTAATTATCTAACGTAGTTTGTTTATGGACAGTTATTGTCTCTGTCATATCCTCAACGAAGTGGGACGGACTTCCTTTTACATAAGGCATACAAACCCCTAAACAACATTGTCGTGAAGACCAGTGTAAAAGTCTGAGTTGTACGTGCTTACAAGTTTATCAGCAGTATTTTTAATTGCCTGTGAGTTTACAACAGGCGTAGGTGGAGAAAGACGGTCTCTTTGCGCTCGCAGACTTGTTGCCAAACTACGGAACTCGGTAGCAGACGAACCGTACTGCTCTGAAATACTTAGGTCACCAACGCTACGAGAGTAGTTACTTCTATGGGCATAACGACCAGCAAGAATCTCTGCTGCGGCTATAGCAGCGTCAAATACATTACCCCAAGTAGTTAAAAGATAAGTGATTTCTTCATCTTGAAAATGTGCGTCATCACTTACAGTGTCACCAATGAGAAAGCGAACCTTATCTCGGTCACTGGTAGGTGCTACATAGGTAAAAGCCATGTATCTATCTTACATGAGTAATACGGCAGTTAGCCTTCGGACACTAAAGCGTCACGTATCTCATTAAGCAGACCAAGACGGAACTCTGAGTTCTCAAAAGACTTGTAACGACTCTCAAGCGTGCCTTGCAGATTCTCAACATTTTGGAATGGAGAGTTTACAAGGGTATTAGCAAGGTGCTCGATTATTGGGTTTACAACAAATCTGTTTAGGGTTACAGATTGTTCAGTCAAGAACTCTACATAAAACAAAGGCTGACCTTCAGTGAAGGTTATTTCACCTTTTTCTTCCCAAGTGATGATTTCAGAGTGAACTGGTCTAAACCAACGTCCAATGTCAAAGATACCACCAATGAATGTTCCCTTTTTCTGATAATCAACATTGTGAAAATAAGGAGCGGTCACTTTGATTTTTAGAGGTTCTTCAGCAAAAAAGTAAGACGCTGATAACAAGTTGAAAATGTTTGTACCCGTTAAGTGCGGCTTTCTATCCTGACTTACAGGCAAATCTTCTGTTCTTAACACTAGGTCACGAACATAGGTTACCTCGCTTGTTTTCTTTGGAGAAAACATAAACACATTGTGCCAACTGTCTCTTACAGCAGGACAAGACAAGAAGTTAGCAGGGTTTTCATTTGTTGTACGAATACTTTGTAAATTACTATACACTTTTGTTACTTCATATTCTGAAGAATAATAAACAATCATAAATAATCCTTTGTTGCTCTGAACTTATTACGATAACCATTTGTCCAAGTTGATAACAACAATTTTTTTACTTCGCTATTTTCTTCTCTTTCTTTTGCTTCTCCAAATCTCATACGAAAAGAATCTCGCTTGAATGGAATTACTTGTGCAATCGGAGTGCCAGCAGGAATAGTCCCTGTGAATCCTTCGTCTAGGAGAAACGGAAACTGAACAGGGTTTGTGTACATATCTGTATCTACAACACCTTCGAGGATTCTGACGCCATTATTGGGTCTATGTGTTGGAGGCAAAAACAAACATGAATAACCTTTAGGAGTTTTTATTCCCCACGGATTACGTAACTTAGGAGCACCATTTGGTAAATCTAATTCACGGTAATTTATTAGTTGATAAGCAGCATGGAAAGATACGGCATCTGTAGTATCAGAAGCCCATTCAAAACCGACCACACCGTCTGTATATTTTACATAAATGTCAGTATGTGTTTTTATTACATATCCTGCTGTAATAGCGTCAAGAACAGGCATACATCTTTTTATTGTTTGCGATTCACGAACAGCGTGCATGTTAGTTTTGTCTTTACTGAAACTTGTTTCCATTTCTTTATACCAATTAGGAACGGCTTTTACTCCAGCGACAGGATAATACTCTTTTGGTATCCATTCACTTCCATACTCAAGCGTGAACACTATTTCTTTTTCTGACATTATTCCACCACATTTCTTTTTATTTCACGCGTGATTATTTTGTCCAACCCTCTTTGTTGAAACTTATCATAAAGATAAGATAATGCTCTATGTGGGTCATAACGTTTATACTTAATACAGCCCCACGAAAGTTCTTCCAATTCTTTAGTCAAGTAAAAACGTTTGAGTTGTACAGATTCATCAGTATCAAACTTTACATAGGCTATCGGGTCGTTGCGACGAAAACAAGCAGTATTTACACCAACGTTTAATTGAGTTGCGCCCTCAACAGGACGAAACCATTTGCCAATATCCATAGAGCCTCCTATGTAATAACCATCTACAACAGGGTTGTGATAATACGCAGGGCTTGTTGTCATCACAAGTGAATCTTCTGACCAAAAAATCCAATTACCACGTATAGCAAATGTGTACGCACCGATAACAGATGGCTGTTTCATTACTACAAACTCCATGTTTTCTGGGTCGCTGTCTATCGGGAATACACCAAGTTCAGAGTCCAAACCAAACGCGACATTGAAGGGAATCCTTAGAACAAAAGTATTTTTTACTGCCCCTAGAAAAGCATGACACTGAAACCAATTATCACCATTGGCTTCTTTATTACGACGAGACAAAAGGTCTTGCAGTAAAGGGTCTGGGGTTTCATACATGAGTTGTACAGACGGATACTTCTCTGACGGGAAGAAGGGTGACCAATAAACTGTTTTCATTTGTAACTCTTAGGTTGACGCATGAAACGACTGTAAAAATTATCTAAATAGGAATCTCTTAGAGTCATAAACAACGAATAGGCTTTACGGTTACTAACAATATGTTTACTTGACCAACTCTCACGCTTGAATGGGATTATCTGAGCAATCGGAGTGCCTTTAGGAATTACGCCACTAAAACCATCTTTAATAAAGAACGGAATGTTTCCAGCCACCTTGAAAAAACCAGAATCTATTATTCCAGAAGTTGTTACAAACGGAAGGTCATTACGATTTAACGGGTGTGTTACAAGGACAGAATCTTTTTTATTTGTACCAACACCAAAAAAAGGAGACCAAGCAAACATTATAGGAACAGTGCCGATTGGGTTAGGCATACCGAATCCTTGATTTTGCTGTGTTAGAGCACCACGTTTCTCTACAACATTAAAAGTGAGTTGAGGATTATGAAAAACGTCTACATCACCATCTGCGGCAATACACACTTCAATGTCAGCAGGTAACAAAACCATGTAGCCAGTAATCATAGCGTCTCTAAAGGGAACACAAGTCTTGAGGTCTTTTTGACCAAGCGACTTGATTGGCTTATCAGAATTATTGACGTAACGAGAAAGTTTTTTATACCAGTCAGGCATACATTCAGAAGCACTTACTGGAGCAGATTGAGCAGCCTCAACGTATTCGTCAATTGGTTGAAAGGTAATTGTACGGGAACGAAAAAACCTCATAGTCCAATACTATGAGGTTTATCGTTAAAGTCAAAGAGATTTATTCAGCGTTGCTGAGTGATAACTCTACATTTCCTTCGGGCAAAGTCCAACCTTCAGGACGAAGTGCAGCGTTCTCTACAAACAACAAAGAATCTTTAGGAAGAATTCGTCCAGCAACTCTCACTTCATGCTCTAAAGGCTCTCGCTGTGGTACAACTTGAACTTCTACGACAGATTCAGGTAATACAAATCCTGTATCGTCAGTGTGAGTTGTCCAAATCTCTGGACTTTCATCAAGAATAATTACAGGTTGTTCTTCTGTTGTTTCAACGTAACGAACACAGCCCCAATGAGCAAGTTGACCAGCCATTTCTTCTTCAAAATTAACAATGTCCTTGTCGAGGATAATGTGATTTACAACTTGGTCTTGGTCGTTAATTAGTGCAAAAGTTTCTTTCATCATATCTCCTATTCCCACCATGTAAGAATTACTGCGCCCGTAGTCCCAATAGAATTGTAGCCACCACCAGTACCTTCAACACCAGTTGAAGTAGCACCGTCATCACTTTTTCCACCGACACCATACGAACCAAAAATAGCAGTTGTATTAGTAGAACCACCAGCCATAGTGCCTAGTAATGGTGTTGCATGACCAGCAGTACCAGCAGGTGAACCACCAGTACCAACGGTATTAGAATTGATACCAATACTGTTAGTAGCAGCAGCACCAGTGCTGAAAGAGTGATTTTGACCTTGAGCCGTTAATGCGTTTCCAGAAGTAAAAGCAAAATATGGAGCACCTAAAGTAGTGGAACCAGCATTACCTCCTGCTGCACTTACTGAACCAGCGGTACTTGTTCCACCATTTCCACCAGTAGACGTGCCAACATTCTGATTTGCTTGGTGGGTATTTGTTTGTCCACCACTATTCCACGGAGCGTCAGTATTGCCAAGATTGCTCATTGTGTAAGTTATAGAATTTGCACGAGTTCCAGCAGCCCCAACAGTAATAGTTAAATTGCTTGTTAGATACATTTGTGTTGAGGCAAGCCCACCAGAGCCACCAGCAGCACCACCCGCTGTAAGACTTACAGCAGCAGTACCTACGTTCGCGGCTACTGAGTTGAATGTAATAATACCGCCTGAACCAAAATAATTACCGTAATAAAATGACTGCGAGTTAAGATTTGTATTTACATTGTAACGTCCACCACCGCCAGCACCGCCAGCACCAAATACTTGAACATTAACAAGCAGTGGCTTTCCAGCACCGTATCCTGAAGGCAAAGTGAATGTGCCAGATGAAGTGAACTTTTGGTATTTAGGCTCGACACCACCGCCAGCAACGGAAGGAATTGATGCAATAGCCATTATGCAATCTCCATTCCAGAGATGTGAAAGTTAATTGTTGTTGCAGACGCGCCACCATCAATAACTTGGGCTGCGGTCAAAACTTGCTTTAGGTCAATAATAGTTGTTGTATCTGCTGCGATTGCAACAGCATCAAACAGAAGAACTTCTGAAGCAGCAGTTCCGATAGCAAGGGTGAATGTTCCAGCACTTGCCGCTGTATTTGCTACAGCAATACTTGTGATAACAGCGGTAGTCGCTGATGGTACTGTGTACAACAATGTTGTTACGGTTGTTGTTGCCGCACCTCTAAATAATACTTTTGCTGAGTTTGCCATTTTTTCCTCCGATTAGCCATTCCGCTAGAGTTAATACTACATCATTAAAGTTCTAAAACGCCGCCATGATAACGGCGATTTCAAGTGCAACCAGTTCAGGTATTGTCTTATTAGTGAGGGTTTGTGTTCCCGTGTCTGAAACAAGGGTCGCATTAGCGTTACCAATAGTTGAACCACCAGGAAGCAACAAGGTGTTGGTTGCAGAGACACCGTGAGGTTGAGATTTAATTATTTGTCCGTGTGAGTTTACGGCACAATTAAGTTGAATTGCCCCCTCGGTTGAAGCACCACCTTTTACTTCAAGGATATATGTGGCAGGTTGAACAGCAAGGTTGCCTGATGCAGTAGTTGTTGTTCCACCTAATACGGGTGACGTTAAAGTCTTATTTGTTAAAGTCTGTGTTCCAGTCTCAGTTACACCACCTGCTATACCAGCGGCAATGTCAGCAGTTGTAGCAATAGTTCCAGTTGCATTTGGCAAAGTAAGCACTCGGTCAGCAGTTGGCTCTCCTGCGGTTAATGTTGTCTCAAAAGAGTCGGCTGTTGTTCCTTCAAATACAATACTTTGAGCAAAAGCAAGTTCCAAGCCTGTTACTTGACCAGTAAACGTTGGACTATCAAGCGTTTTATTAGTAAGAGTCTGTGTGGTATCTGTACCTACGAGCGTAGTGGTTGCGTTAGGAATGGTTACAGTTCGGTCTGCTGTTGGGTCAACTACAGTCAAAGTAGTTTCAAAAGAGTCAGCAGTAGCACCCTCAAATACGACACCATCTCCAGTAACGATAGGAGAAGTCAGAGTTTTATTTGTAAGTGTGTAAGTACCACTTGTCGTTACAGCGTTGGCGGTAATGTAGGTTTCAACATCTTCGGCAAGGTTCTGTAAATCACCAGGAATGTTGATTGAAGCAGCAGAGGATGGGTAACGAATACCACCTGCGGTTGTTGGCATAGTTTATCTCCTATTGAATCTCTACGCCAAAGGCGTTAAATGACATAGTCGCTGACGAGGCATAAACAGTAACAACATCAGCAGCGTCTACTGTGATACCTAAAGTGTGTGTCTCTGTAACGTTTGCACCAATTGTGCGGTCAAACGCTATGTAGTGCTTTGCGGCTAAGGTTTCGGCATTAGGACGAACAGCGATACGGTAAGTACCACTTGAGCCACCTTGATTAGCAACAACTATTGAGGAGACAACCGTAGAGGTCTGAGCAGGGCAAGTGTATAGAGTCGTAGCAGTTACGGCACTAGGGTTGCTCTGACCTAAAACTTTGTAAGCAAGTGACATTACGGCTTTGCTCCAATCAACATAAGTCTATTTACACGGTTCGCCTCGTTACGAATTGTATCAGCAGTATCTCTGTAAGTGAATGTAAACACAGCCCCAGTCGGTGAGGCATACGTGGCATAAGTTGATGCCAACGTTGCGTATGTGAATCCCTGAAGAGCAAGAGCACCGTACGAGCCATCAGTGCTAGTTCTAGTAATTGCAAGATAAGGGTCAGTCAAAGTTCCTGTACCAGCAAGTGCGTGACCTAGTTGCGTGATAAGAGTACCTATCTCGGCGTACGTCCAAGAGACACCAGCAGCAGCACCAACGTAGGTTGAAGGTGAAGTGTTAGAAGCCAGACCAGTATAAGTTGCACGCTTAGCCTTCAAACCAGCGTACGTGGTATTTGTTAAAACACCACTACTAAAACCAGTTCCAGTAGTATCACGCAGTTCAGTAACGGACGCTGTGAAGTCATACAAATCACCAATACGGTCAATAATTTCATTGACCCTTGCTTGAGTAAAGTTGAGTTCAGGGTTCAACGCAGTACCATTTACGGAAGCGTAAGTTCCAAAAGTGCTGGTCAAATTGGTATAAGTATCACGGTACAAAAGAAGATTGGCATAAGTAGGTGCGGCAACAAGCGACGGGCTGTCGTCCAAATCTTCTTCTTCTTGCACTACGCGAGCAATAAGGGCTGGGAATACATTTGCGGAGGCAGGTTGAATAAAAGAAACGACTGCCTCTGTTGTACGTAAATCGGTAATGTCTACAGACGCACCAAGACTTGCCAACAAGGTTATGTTATAGGTTGAACCACCAATGAAAGATTCTTCAAATACGTAGGAAAAAGTATTGTTTGCGTTGTCATAAACGTCAAGGTCAGCGTCATTTGAAACTGGGACAGTCAAAGAGAAAGAGCCATTAGCGTCTAAAACAGAAGTCACGGTAGACGGAATGATAATCCTATTAGCAGCAGCATTAACAAGAACTTCAGGCATGGTAATAGTTACCTGCCCAGCAATAGCCGACCCCGTAAAGTCAATGTACTGACCAGTCAGAATAATAGTGGTTATGTTATTCGGTAAAACCATTAAGAAGCCTTTGCAGGGAATAACAAGGAAGTTACAGCACCTTGATTATCATTTACATTACCAACAGCAGTTATGTAAGAGTTAATTAAAGTTACGTGTGACGCTGAGGTAGCAATAGCAGCATTTAAGTTTGTAGTCAGGCTACCGAACAAAGTAGTAGCAGAAGTAGCAAGTGCTTCAACAACATCTACTCTTGCTTCAAGAGCATCATAAGTAGCAACCGTAATGTATTCAGCACCTTCGCCATCATTTTCAAGAGCAGGTGCTACGTCTGCTAAATCAACTGTTCCACCTACGGTAGCAGACGGCAACAGAATGTCGAACGTACGCCCACCAATAAAGGCTTCTTCAACTTCATAAGTAAAGTTAAGTGGAGCAGCATCAGTGTCATCAGTTGCTACAAGAGCCTGAGAGAAAGCACCATTAGCATCAAGCGTTACAGTAATTGTTGAGTTAATAAGAATTATATTAGACGTTACATTCTTTAATACAGCACGTGGAGTGAACTTTACCTGACCAGCAATTGGGTTTCCTGCTATGTCTAGGTACGTACCAGTTACAGTGATTGTAGTTAGGTTATTCGGTAACGCCACAACAGACTCCTAACTAAAGAAAAATAAGGAAGCGATTTCTGCCTGTGCGCTAGGGATTGACCCCCACTTAATTCCACCTGTTTGAACAGAATCAGCAATGAGGACTGTGTCATTTGCGCCAATAGCGAGACGACCAACAGTGTTGTCAGCAGTTGCTACAAATATGTCACCCTTAGCATCTACAAGAGCCTGCGGTACAGGATTCTGGATAATTGAAATACCCATAATTACACTCCTTGACGAATAACACTTACGGACTGAGTGCTTGATGCAACTACTCCATAAAGTGCTTCTGCATCTTGAAGGTCAATTGCGAAAGCACTACCACCAACAAGCAGGTAGCCATAAGAAGCAGTAGTTACACCAGTGCCACCAAGATAAACACTTGCGCCACCAGTAGGGTTCTGTACTAAAACTGTTTGTCCATCACGTCCAGCAGCAACAGCAGACAAGAGTGTGGCTGTTGTACCAACGGACACAATACCGTGTGTTAGTGCCATTGTTCCCTCTATTTCTTAACGCTTGATTTTGCCTTTACAGACTTTTCGTCTTCAATTTCAATTTCTTTTACTTCTGCCTTTACAGGCTTTGTGTCTTCAGGAACAAGAGAAAGGTAGCGCATACTAATTAAAGCAGCAGTATTGCGCCACCCACTCACGTCAAGAATCTCACCAGCGAAATGGTCTTCACCATTCACTGTCATCTTCTTAAGAAGTTTTGCTTTCATACTACTCTGACATATCTACCCATACATATGAAAATGTACGAGCAGTGTCGTTGATTGCGGAAGCAGTTGGATTGTAAAGATAGATTGAAACTGTGTCTGCCGCTGATACAGCCGCTCCACAGAAAATCAAATCATCATTTAGGTCAGAAGGTGGATTAACAATAATAACGTCTGTGGTCTTAGCACCAGTCAAAGTGAATGTTACTGAGCCACGAGTGGTAGCAGCAATAGACGCTGGGTCTACAGAAGCAGTACCAAAGTCAAGTCCATAATTTACGTCACCTGTTGAACCGACAATTCCACCAACAGCAATTTCACCACGGGAGATACGATTTACTTGAGCCATTTTTCTTCCTTTCAGAAAGAGGTACAGGGGGGAGAGTGGTCTCCCCCCTTACCAGTCAGTCATTAAGCGACGATTGTGTTCCAGAAGTAACCGAGGTCAGCAGCAATTACTTTGTTATCAAACGCCATTTCAGCCTCGACGCGCTCTGCACGAAGTGAGTCCATACGGAATGAACTTACACCGATTGTTGAGCCAATACCGCCTGATACGCCAGTCCAAGAGAATGTGTATCCAGCAGAAGGTGTCATTAGACCAGGAGTTGGAGCAACGTGAGCAAGAAGAGCGCCCTTACCGTAAGCGAATGAATACGCTTCGGAAGCACCTTCGTTGTTAGTTGCCTTTACTGCCTTAGCAACAAGAACACGGTCAATGTCGAACATACGTGCGAGCATATCGGTTGTAATTGTTTGTGAAGATGTGTACTTGATACGGTCTACCAAGTCAGGGTGATTCTTTAGTTGACGGAATACTTCGTAACCAAGTACAAGAGTATTGGCTTCCATTCCTGTGTTAGCAAGGATTTCACTCTTTGCGGCTTCAATGTCGTCAATTGGGTCTGAAGATGTGTAGTCAGACCATTGCTTTGTCTCATTAGCACTTGGAGAACCAGCAACACCAGCAACGTCATCTCCCCATACACCAGTTGTGAAGAAGTCAGAAACGAACTGAAGTTCCTTACGAAGAAGCATACGACGAGTTACGAACTCTGTAGCCTCGCGTAGTGGGTTGAGTGGAGCATCAGAGTTAGCAAGCATTTGGTCGCCAACGTCTTTATGGAAAGCGTAAACATCAGCAGAGTATGACCCTGTACCGAGGTTGTAACCGCCACCAGCAGACTCAGTAGCATCAGCGCGACGCTGTGCTTCATCTCTGAACCAGTCATTCTTTGTGTAGGTGAAGAACTTATCGGACTTCTTATCTACAGGGACAATTGGGAAAACTTTATCAGCAATAAAGTTCTCTTGATTTTGTAGGTACGCAACAGAAATGTTTGTCAAAATTGCGTCTACGTGTGTTGAGTTTATATTTGGCTGAGGCATTTTTTATCGCTCCTTACGCGGCTCTGCCAGGATTGGCACAGTTGATTACGGCAGTTACAACGTTTCCGTCTGCACCTGACTCTGTTAGAAGTGTTCCGACAACGTACTTTGTTGTATCTGTACCAGCAACAAGAGCAACTGCCTTGCCTGTAGCACTTGTTCCAACAAGAGCACCTTCACCGATTGCCGCACCAGCGACAAGTTTTGTTCCGCCAACAACAAGCACTTCTGCTTCTTGTCCTGAAGTTGGAGCGTTCTGAAGAACGCCAATTGGAATGTCAGTGGCAGCGGCAGCAGCCACAACCGTTCCTGAAGAATCCAACTTTACGAATGTGTACTGCTTAGCAGAAAGGTCAGCCGCAGCAACTAGGGTGACTTTTACGCTGTAATTACTAATTTCGTATGCCATTTTTATTTAGCACCCTTCTCGTTAAGGTACTGATTGTACAGGTCTGGGTTGCTATTTACAGCACCAGCAAACGCTTGTTCAAACGTAATACCTTTAGTGGATTCCACAGCCGCTTTAGCCATAGAAGTTAATTGTGTGTAAGCGTCACCACTTGTAGGTGATGCAGACTTACCAATCTCAGCGAAAATGTTTGCTGACTCTGCTTGCGCATTGACAGAAGTTAAAACATCTTCAAGAGCCTTTGCCAAATCAGCATTTACTTCAGCAAGTGAAGCCAACGCTGGTCCAACTTTTTCTGCGTCAATAGCAAGGTGTGTCCACTCTTTTGCCTTTGCAACAGCAACTTCATTAGCACGAGCATCACGCTCTGCCTTTAATACTGACTCTGCTACTTCAGCGCGAGCCTTAGCATCAGAAGCAGACTTCTCAAGGTCTTCAAGCATCTTGCGAAGTGGCTCTGGTGCTTCTTTAACAAGAGCAGCAGTTTCTTCTTCAACAGACTTAGCAGCAGGCTTTTTCTTTTCTTCCATAGCGTGCATAACTTTGTCCATCTCTTTTTGCTTCTTTTGTAATTCTTCTTCAAGCATCTTGATTTTTTCCATAGCGTCGTTGTATGACATTTTGTCTTCCTCTGGCTTAGCAGGAATCGCCTTGTCTACAACCTCTACGTTTTCATCTGGGGTCATAGCGGTCTCCTTCGTCCCCTCAGTAATCAGAACTTTTTCTGATTCGGTGTTTTGACTTACAAGGTCACTCAGAAGGTCGTCTACACCAGAGTGCTCTGATTTAATGACTAACCAACCTTCGTGCAGGTGGGCTGGGTGGTCTACACCACTGGTCTCCTCGATATTGAGTCCGACCATTTTACGGGCTTTAGCCATCCCAGTCTCCTAAACGATAAGTGCTTGCGTAGTAAACAACACTACAACCAAGCATCAGTAAGCGTTGTGTACAGAATAACACTACTTATGTGTCAAACAGATACTTTGACACTCAATCCGAATGGGTGCTCTCTGATTTTTTAGACATAACCTTTTTTATAGCAACGGTTACGTAACAGTCTTTGCAACACTTAGTGCCGTCGTCAAGAACGCCACCAAACTTGGGTTTGAAGAACTTAGGGCAGAACGGACACTTTGAAGCAGCCACTAACGGACAGGACCGCCAGTTACCCAAGCATCACAAGTACGAGATGCGGCACACTTAAAGTCAAACGCTTCACAGAAGCCTAAGTCACCAGCCTTAATGCTGTCCCACGAGTTTTCTTCTTTTGGGTCACCAGTCGCTAAACCTTCTTTAATACAAGCAAGCATTGGCTTAGTCTGAATGAAAAACGCACAATTACCACACAACGATTTCTTAGCCTCAGCAGTTGTCACTTCCCAACGCTTAGCCTTGACCTGCCAGAACTCATCATTCGGCTCTTTAGGATTGAGTGGACCGTAACCAGCAGATTCAATAGCCTTTTCTCTGTTCGCCAGATTTACCTCTACGTTTTGGGTGGCTGTAGGGCAATTATCAGCCTTTTGGACACCGTACTGGTGTGGATAGATAGGGGTCATTCTTTCTCTCCTTTAGAGTGCAGTGGGTGACTTTCTGGCAACAGGTCGGTATCGAATGGTGACCTTTTGTACCGTCCAGTTTTTAGAGCGTGCAAGAAACCATTGACTCTACCAAACGCCCACTGTGCTTCAGAGGTTACGCCAGGTCGAACGGAAGAAGGATTTGTTTTATACGCTCCTACACCACGACGGTAAACCTGCAACAAAGTACCAACGGTAGTTCTCTTACTAGCAGCGTCACCAACTTCATCATTATGTTCTTTGACTTTGTTACGCAACGTGTCTTCTGTGGACTTCTCAAGTTTTTTATCGGTCATACGTAATTCACTAAACGGCTTTACAACACGACGATTTGTTTCCTGAAGTCCTGATTCTGTTTCAGCCCATACACGCAAAATTGCTACAGGGTTATCTTCTGTTGCTTCCTGTTTTTCATTAGTACCGTCAAGCGTTACTACACCACTATCTTCAATACGTTCAACAACAGCAGTTGCGTAAGTTGCTGCGGCTGGAGGTTTTCTTACAGCATACAGAACTACATCACCAACACTAATATCTTTTTCTTTCTTTAATTTTTTTTTAGGCTTAGGGTTCATTATGGTATCAACGTGAACATCACTTACAGTGGGGTCACCATTCTCTACCTCAAGTTCAGAAGTTGAGATGAAGTCGTCATCATCTTCTTCATCATCTAAGTCAGCAAGTATTCTCTGGGCTTTACCACCGATTGAATAGCCACGGAGTTTTCCTTCCTTGACTAACTTCCACGCCCAATCTTGCCACTGAACACCCATAAACACTGTGTTAGCAGGGAACTCAACAGTATTGCTTTCACCATTGGCTTTCTTAACTGGTATTGAAAGTGAATACGGAAACGTCATAACTTCTAGCCATTCACCAGCAACAACACTCTTATCGTGCTGTAAACGAATACGACGGTCACCAGACTTTACGTAATCCCATACGGCTTTCTGTAATTCATCTGGGTCTGTCCACTCATTATGAGCATCTAACATATTAGGAATGTACAAAGGTGCAAGCGTAAATTGTTTTGCATCTTCTTTTGATACAGCCTCATTAGCAATTACATTAAATGAACCTTCATCAACAGATTTATTTGTTACACCAGCAATAATCTTTTCTGCCCAAGCCTTACCAGCATCTCCACCCCAAGCGTCCCACGCTACGCGACCAGGTGACGGATACTTTTTACTTTCAGCGAAGAAACCATCTGCATCTCTATCGTTCTTATGACGGTTCAAAAAAGAAACCATGCGCTGTAATGTTCTTAAAGATACAGGACGCTGACCAGCAAGTTGAGCAGCGCGAGCGCGACCTACAGCA